TAGAGAGAAAGTGCCTCCTCCTTCTTGGATGGATGCAACTAACTCAATGCCTAATCCTGAAACAGATAGATTCAGTTTTATTCATAGAACAATAAGCTCTCTAGCTTTGTATGGGAATAGTTATTGGTTAATCACTGATAGAGACAATCTAGGATTTCCTAAACAGGTTTATAACTTGCATCCTGACTATGTGAAGATTGAAAGAAAAGATGGATATATTTGCTATACATACGATGGCAAAAATCTCTATAAAAAATATTCTTCATTAACACCTGATGGCGAAGTTATTCATATAAAGAACTTTGAACAAGGTTCTGATTATGGACTTAGTCCCATTGAAGCTGGTGCTGAGGCAATTGGTATATCTTTAGCAAGTGAAGAGTTTGCAGGAAAGTTCTTTTCTAATGGTGCTGTGATGAGCGGTGTTATTGAAATGGATTCGACCCCTAATGAAGAACACACAACATAGGTATTTTGACTGAAAATGCTAAATGGAAACCTATAAGCATTAACCACCAACAAATGCAGTTCCTTGAAACAAGGAAATTCAACAAGATTGAAGTATGCGGTTTGTTTAGAGTTCCTCCATATCTGATTGGAGATTTATCAGAGACAACAAAACTTGGTTCATCAATAGAAGAACAAAACAGAGTATTTTATGAGTTAACGCTTCTCCCCTACATAAACAGAATTGAACAAGCTATGACAATGATGCTGCCAAGAGGTCAGTTTGCAAGAATTGATGTATCAGGATTATTGAGAGCTTCTATTTCACAGAGATATAACGCATATAACTTAGGTAGAAATGCTGGTTTCTTATCTGTTAATGAAATACGAGCAAAAGAAGACTTGCCACCTCTTGATGAAGAAATAGGAAATACCTATCTACAAAACTTGAATCAAACCTCGATTGAAGACTCAGATACTGATAGCGGTCCTACTACTGAGCAATAATAGTTTTACTGACTTTTGGTTAACTGACTTTGCCAAAGGCTAAAAATGGTTAATAACCAAAATAGGTTCAAAGTTGCTGAACCTCAAAATATAAGCAACAAAGATGTCTTGGAATATCTAGGACACTGGGGACATAAAGCAGAAAGCTTTCTCCAAAACACGAATACGCTGACGCCTGATGCTGGACAAGAAGTGTTCAACTATGAGATGCAGCAACTAAAGATAAAAGAAGTTCGTGGAAACTACACAGGAAATGATTATCAAGGATTTGCTGGTGCTTATCAGCAGACTGGGTTTGACCCATTTGATAAAATGATTCCTAATGGCTTCGCTGTCATATCTAATTCAGATTGGTATATTCCTGACAACTTTGTTAGTTATATACAAGATGACAGGAAAACACGATTATGTTGGGTTGAAGTCAAAGGCACTTGTTGGATAAAGAACTCTGATATAGAACATTATCGACACTTCCAAAAAACTGTTGATGACTGGAATCAGAAGATTGCTAAAGCAGGCAAATACCATATAAAAGCAAAAGCTCCAATAGAGTTCAAAATTGCAATCTATCCATCTGCTCTAGCTACATATCTAGGACATTGCTGAACTTGAGGATAGGTTTTATAACAATTTCAGAGAAGAACAACAGCTTCCTGAAAAAGTATCTTTTTATGAAGAACAGATGAGACAGATAGGTTTCCCTGATTTTTCTGATAAGAAATACAGAAGGAAAATTTAGGTTAATTATGAAAACAGTTTTAGTGTATGGCTCTGCTTGTTCAGGAAAAAATACATATGTCAGGGAGCACTCGCATGAGGGCGACCTTATTATTGATTTTGATGCACTGCATCAGGCAATCTCAGGACTAAGTTCTCACGACCACGATGAGAATTTGATTGGATATGTCTATGACGCAAGAGATGCTCTACTCAATAGAGTGTTAGACAAGGGTCATACTCAAACTGTTTGGATTATTCACTCAGCTCCTACAAAAGCTGATAGACGCAAATTCGTTGATGAGTTTGGAGCTGAATTAATCCATATTGAAGCTTCTAAAGAAGAATGTTTAGAAAGAGCTGCAAAAGAACGACCTGAGTCGTGGATTGAATACATCAATAACTGGTTTGATAGATATGAACCTGAAGATGTTCAATCTGAAACAAGGGAGCATATAGAAGTCCCACAATACATTCAAGATAATGCAGCTAGAGGTCTTGAATTTTATGAACAAGGTTTTGGTGGAGATGGATTAGTCGATGCCACCATAAACGATGCAAAAGATATGGCTAATGGAAAAGTTAGTCACGAGAAAGCCAAGAGTATGAACGCTTGGTTCTTGAGGCACATATCTGATTTAGATTCTGACGATGCAAGAGACTTCCTTAGTGGAGAAAGCGATAAACCTTCTAAAGGGCAGACCGCAAAACAAGACAAAGTTTTCACTTCTGCTCCAAAGCAAGTGAGACCAACACCTGAACACGATATTAGATTCGTAGCTAATCAGTTTGAAATTAGAGCCTTAGAAGGTTCAAAAGCAAACATCACTGGCTATGCGTCTGTGTTCAATAAGAAATCACAAGTATTAGGTGGCGGTTTCGTTGAAGTCATCAACAAGGGAGCTTTCAAAAAGACCCTACAAGAAAGAGGAACACAAACCTCAAGAGATGACATCAAAGCTTTATTCAATCACGATACTTCTTTAGTTCTCGGCTCAAAAAGAGCAGGAACTCTAAAACTTGCTGAAGACAAACAAGGTCTTCATTATGAAGTGAGTTTAGATTTAGACATTCCTCATCACAGGTCTGCCTATATGATGATTGAGCGTGGCGATGTCACGAACTCCTCATTTGGGTTTGATGTGCTTGATGAAACTTGGAGTGTTCCTGATGACTCTAATGAGCCAGTAGTTCGAGAAGTCTTAGAAACTAGATTGTATGAAGTTTCTCCAACAGCATTCCCTGCTTATCAGGATTCAACTGTTATGGCAGAACGAAGCTTTAGAAACCTAGCGCAAATGAGTGGTTTAGATTTGAACGACCTCATAGATGCTAATAACAATGGAGAATTGAAATCACTACTTCAAGAAGAGGAAGAAGTTGTTTTCAACGCAGAAGCTAGAAAAAGACGATTAGAACTACTAAAAAAATCATAGAAATTTATTAGATTTAGAAAACAGATTCGTTGATAAAACAATTTGTTTTCGCCAACCAACAATAAGGAGAGGTCGATTATAAGTCGCTTCTCCACAATCTTAGGAGAAAAAATGGCAATAGTTGAAAAACTATACGAAGAGCGAAATAATCTCTGGGAGCAAATGAAAGATTTGAACGACAGAGAAATCTCTGAGAATCGTTCACTTGATTCTGCTGAAAAAGAACAATGGGACAAGATGAATGACAGAATGTCTGAAATCGATGCTCGTGTTCAAGAGTTAGCATCTGTAGAAGAAGCTAATAAAAAATCAGAAGAAGCAAGGGATTTATTTGATTCCAAGCCAGTTGTAGAAGAAAAGAAAGCTGAAGTGGAAACTGATGCTTCTATTCTTAGACAATTTGCAACAGGAGAAGTTCGTTCACATAACTTTGAAAAAAGAGATTTGACTAAAGGCGGAGACGCTGGTTTAGTTCCTGAATCTTTTTTCGACCAAATTATCGCCAAGTTAGACGAAAGTGCAGCTGTTAGACAGTTCGCAACAGTCGTTCCAACTGGTGGTGGAGAAGATATCAAATTCCCACAAATAACAGCTTTATCCGCAGCTTCATTAGTTGCAGAAGGTGGAGCTATCGGAGAATCCGACCCTACATCAGCATCAGTCACTCTAGGCGCTTTCAAATATGCGTATCTAGTTCAAGTTAGCTCTGAGCTACTTGCAGACGAAGGTGTTGATATAGAAGCTTTCCTAGCAAATGACGCAGGTCGTGCTTTAGGAAATGGTGCAGGTGCTGACTTCGCAATTGCAAATGGTTCATCAAAACCTAATGGCGTTATGAACGCTGCTGGAACTGGTGTCACTTGTGCAAGTGCTACAGTAATCACATCTGATGAGGTTATTGACCTCTATCACTCTGTGACTAGCCCATATAGAACAAATGGTGCTTGGATAATGAATGACGCTACTCTCAAAGAGATTAGACAACTCAAAGATTCCAACAACCAATACCTATGGCAACCTTCACTTCAATTAGGAAACCCAGCAACATTATTAGGTGCGCCAGTCGCAACTGATAGCAATATCGAGACAATCGCTACTGCTAAAAAAGTAATGGCTTGGGGAGATATGTCCAAATACTACATTCGTGAAGTAAATGGCATCCAAGTTGATAGAAGCGTTGACTATGCGTTCGCTAATGACTTAGTAACTTTCCGCTTTATCTATAGAGCTGATGGCGACTTGTTAGATACAAATGCAGTCAAAAGAATGGTTATGGGCTAATCCCCTACATCATTCTATTTTCGTCAGGCAACTGATGGAAGGTCTTTGTCCAGCAATGGACACTGACTGGAATACTTGAGGGGTTTCCAAAATCCTTCACTATCCGACTCTTCGAGTGTTCCAGTGAGTAATAAGAGGAGAAACAATGAAAATCAAACTACTCGTGGATATGTCAGGTCTATACAATGGCAGTCCAATTCCAAAAAAAGGCGAAACTTGGGAAACAGACAAGAATAACGCAGTTGACCTTATTGAAAAAGGTTGGGCTGAAGCTATCAAGTCTGCTCCTAAAAAAACTGCCTCAGCAAAAGCTGGAAAAGAAAAAAGTTAATGCCTTATACCAAAAAAGGCAAAAAGAAGAAATCAAAATCCAAACCTAATAGGAAGTAAATATGATTGGTTATCAAGTAGCAAATGGCACTGGTCAAGTTGTCAAAGATTCAAAAGGGCGTATTGCTGTCAAAGCATTTGTCGATGGAACTCTAACTGACGCAGCAGCTGCGGTCACTGTGACTGTCACTGATGAAGGTGGAACAGTTGTCATCAATGCACAAACAGCAACAAAAGAATCAACAGGAATATATTTCTATGACTTAGGTATCGCTAACACAGCAGATGTCAATAAGTTGTATGCAGTATGGACTGGGACTTGGGAGTCAGTATCTCAAAAGCTTAGAAGCAATCACGAAATAATTGGTTTTCCAATATTCAGTGAAGCTCAAGCGAGAAGCTTTGATGTAGCACAGCTGACCTCAGCAAGTGACTATTCAGATGAAGCAATTCTTGATGAGAGGCAAAAGATAACTGAACTATTAGAACAATGGACTGGGGTTTCTTGGGTTTCAAGATATAACCGAGTGAAACTAGAAGGCGAAGGAGACAGAATAATCTCTCCACCTAGTTTTCATATAACAAAGGTTTTATCTTGCACAGTATTAGGAGAAACAGTTGCAACATCGAACTTTGAAATTGATAGCAATGCTGGATTCATCCACCGAAAGGATGGATTCTTTGAGAAGCCAACAAGTGCGTTTCCTCTTCCAGTTGTTATTGAATACGAATATGGATGGGACTACATCAGAAATGGAGTCGATAGAATCGGACTGAAATTATTAGTCGATAGAATCGTTGCATCCAATATCCCTGATAGAGCTACTTCCTTCAATGATGAACTTGGCAATATTGCTCTCGTCACTCAAGGTGGTGGATTCAAAAACCCAACGCGTATTCCTGAAGTGAACCAATGGATTGATGAAAACTCTGAGCGAGTATTCGGAGTCTAAATGGCAATCAATTCAAAGATAAAAGTTCTTAGAGATAATCTAAAAACCCAACTGAGTGCAAGAGCTGCTCTTTCAGGTGTAGCGATATTCAAGTTCCCACCAGCGGATGAAGCTCCTAAAACAGAAATGATGTTTTTTGGAGATGCCTCGTCCAATATAGATTTTGAAACATTTGGGAAGTCATACTCAGAAGACTTAGATATCACAGTCTTTTGTTATGCACTCAAAGCTGGAGCTGGCGATTCAGTCGCAGCTGCTGCAAGAGATAGAGCGTTAGAACTCGCTCAAGAAGTTATAGACGAACTAGCAGATGACTCCACAATCAATGGAGCTGTGTTGGTTTCTAAAGTTAGAAGTTTCACTGAAGAGAATGGTTTGTCTGACGAAGGACGATTTTGTCAGATAGAAATTCAAGTAGAAGCTGAAGCAATACTATCGGAGTAAATTATGGCTAATAAAAAAATCAAATACTTTGCAAAAGTAGATTTGAACATCAAAGACAAAGATTTCCCAGCAGGAACTGAAATCACTGTCAAACAACCGCCTCGATGGATGGTTGAACAAGAATTAATAGTTCCTGAACATAAATTGAAAGAAGAGGAAGAATAATGGCATTCATTGCAGGAAAAAACTCAGGTGTTCTATTTGGAGCATTCGACCTCACAAGTTATTTCAATAATTTTTCATTTTCAAGAGATATGAACGCAATATCGACAACAATGTTTGGCGATGATAACGAATCATACATAGAGGGTATCTCCACAGCGAGCCTTGATATTTCAGGTCTATTCGATGGTGGAACTGATGCAGTAGATGAAGAACTAGCTAATGCTTTTTCAACAACTACCGCTACCCCATTAACAGTCTTTCAAAATGGAACTACAGCAGGAGAACCTTGCGTTGTTTTGAACTCAAAAATTCAGAACTACACAATTGATTCAAATGTCAGTGATGCGGTTGGAGTTTCTTCAACATTCACTGGAGATAATTTTGGAAGAGGTTTGAGCTTATATGCTCTAACTAACACAAGTGCGACAGCTACTACTACAGCTGTTGACTTTGGTTCATCAACAGCATTTGGTGGACAAGCCTTTCTACATTGCACAGCTGACAGCTCTGCCAACATTGCAGTGAAATTGCAATCAAGTGCAGATAACTCGTCATTCGCTGATGTGACCGCAGGAAGTTTCACAGCTATCACTGGAACAACATCAGAAAGGATTGCTCCAACTGGCACTATCAATAGATATGTCAGATTGGTTATCACTGTCACAGGTGGTGCTGCAACCTTTCAAGTTTCGTTTAGCCCAAACAAGAAGTAATCAATATATAACTATTAGGAGAAAATAATGGCATTCATTGCAGGAAAAGATTCAGCAATAACAATAGATGGCACAGCTCTCACTAGCTATGTGGATTCGATGTCTCTAAGTCGTGATGTTAATACATTAACTGTCACTTCCTTTGGAGATAACAACGAAGCCTACATCGCTTCAGTTGCTGGTTTCAATATGGACATAAGTGGTTCATTTGATAGCACAGCTGATGCAGCTATCGCTGGAATGTTTGATGGAGCTGTAGTCGCATTCGACTTCAGACCAAATGACACTTCAGGACTACCTAAATACACAGGCAATGCACTCATCACTAACTACACAATTGACAGCTCAGCTTCAGACAAAGTCTCATTCTCAGCTTCATTGTTAGTAACTGGTGCGCTCACAAGAGCAGCAATAAGCTAGTGTCGAAGAGGTCTCGACTAAAAAGCAAAATCAAAGGACTTGATACTCTCATTGAAGTATCAGGAGTTGATATTGCCTTTCAAGTCAAGCTAATTGACCAGTTAGGAAAAGAAGCAACCGACCTCTACAAACAATTCAATCAAAACTTCGGTCAAATAGTAGTTAGTGACATCAAGTCAAAACTACCAAAAGACTCAGGAGCATTAGCTAGCTCTGTTCGTTCAGCAAGACTCAAAGCAGGTGTTGTTGTTCGAGTTGGAACTCCAGCTAAGCATCCTTATGCAAGATTGGTTGAGTTCGGTGGATTCAACCCCTATGGAACAACTATAAGAAAATCTGTAGGAACAAAAAAGTTTGGAGCGTCTGCGACTCTAAAAGTTAGAAATCCATTGAAAAGAAAATTGT